CAAGTAAGACGTAAGTACAGTGACAAGTTTCTAGAGTCATTGGCGAAAGAAGGTAAGAATGTAGAGTGGTGGATTCTGGAACAAATGAGTCTGCCACTAGACGAAAGAGCACCAGTCTTGTGACTGTGTGTAAGTGGTGGAGAGGGACACAGTATGGTGTCTATGTGTAGGACATGGTTAGTGTGGTGCCTACGCCGCGAATTCAATTAGGGCTGAAAGGCCAATACATTATTTAGACCTGTAGCAATACGCGGAATAAATAACCTCCTTCTTGGGGGTTTTGTCGTGTCTAAACGTTTTTAAAACCACAGGGGATAGACTCCCCACTTATTACATATCATGCCCTTGGAGGGTGAAAAATGCAAGCAATTAAATTTGACGGTGAAGGCTTCAAAGCTGAGGCAATCTGTGCTAGCCAGTTCAACGGTAAGCTAACCAACGTAAAGCAAGACCAATACAAAGACATTGATTTGTTTATTACTGCTAAAGACGGAACGATTAAAAGTTGCTCTGTTAAAGACCAATTGCGGGGCACTTCAAAAGGGTGGACTTCGGTACAGTTGGAACTAACCACTATTAATACTCGCACTGGTGCAAAGCGTAACGGTTGTTTCTACACCAACGAGTCAGACTATTACTTCTGGCGTATCTGGACTGCTGAGTATGGTGACACTTGGGCAGTAATTGAATCTGTTGTACTCAAGGATTGGGTAGAAGCTAACAAGAACACTCTACGCAAGTGGTCAACCAAACCCGCTACAGAAGCTAAGAACCGCTCTTACAATCGAGTGTATGACCGTAGTGAAGGCGTAGAGCTTGAAGTTAGCGTTATGCGTGAACTTGGGAAGCTGATTAAAGTTAAGGAAACAATTCAATGAAACCAAAGAGTCCTTATCAGACTAAACAAGACATTCCCTTGCACTGTTTCAGTAACAAGGAGTGTACCCAAACCCCAAGCCCGGAACTTAGAAAGTATTTACGCTATATGCTAGATACACACCCTAATGACTTGGAATACTTGTGGCGATATACACAACAATACACAGCACATGGCGGTTGTTACAAAATGGTATTTGCCGCTTGGCTGAAAAAACTAACCACTGACTTAACGAAACAGGAGCAAGAAAAATAATGGCGGCTAACCTCTCGCAACAGAGTAAGCCACTACACATTGAAAACACAGTATTACAGCTTGGGAAACATGATCTTTCGATTAACCAAGCATTCTATACTTATCGGGATATGAAACTAGACGGTGTTATCTCCGGTAGTATGAGTTTTATTAAGGCACTTCTTAGTAAGGGTGGGTTCTCCATTCCTTATCATGCAAAGAGTAACCAGCAAGAAAAGAAACTAATTGACGCTCTTAACCTTTCACTGGAAACAATGGAAGATTACGACAAGAAGCGTATGGTTAGTAACTGGTTGCAAATGCTTGACTATGGTTGCAGTCTTAATGAAGTAGTGTGTGAGCGTGTAGCTGGGCAATTCGTTTTTAAAACTATCTCCCCTATTCACCTAACCACAGTTGAAAAGTTTCAAATGAAAGGGGGCAAGCTGGATAAGTTGCTTCTTAACCCTGCTGATAATGACGGCTTAGTTTACAACGTAGACGTAGCACAGAAAGACATTAGCGGTTCTAAGATTCTTTTCTTCCGTATTGAACCAGACGCAGACTTTCCACTAGGTAAAAGTTTGTTGTACGGTGCATATACAGCATGGAAAACTAAAAAGATCCTGCAAGAGTATGAAGCTATCGGCGTAGCTAAAAACCTTTCTGGTGTTCTGGACATTAAAGTACCTAGCGAGCATATCAATAAATACTTTAGTGAACCAAACAGTGAAGAAGCTATTTATGTAGCCAACTTGCTGACACAAGCAGAAATGTTGCACGCTGGTAAAGGTAGTTACATTCTAACTGGTTCTGACACTAACGCTAATGGCATTTACCTGTATGAAGTTAAGACAGTAGGTGGCAGTGGTGGTAATGCTCAAAACTATAACGTTGGTCAAGCTATTGCACGTTACAACCAAGAAATCCAGTTGAGCCTGCAAACTATGGTTCTGAGTATGGGCGCTGAAGGAGGTGGTTCTTTCGCTCTCTCGGACAACAGCACTTATCTTATGACTTTGTTTATCGAGAACGTACAGCGGGTAATTAGCCAAGAGTTTAAAAAGGCTATCCGTATCGCGTTTGAACTTAACGGCTTGAGCTTAGATCGTATCCCCGGTTTGGAATGGGAACCTCTACAGCCTCTTGACTGGGACGAGTTTACAAAGGGTTGGCAACGTCTGGTTCAATCTGGTGGTGTTACTGCCACAGAAGACCTTGAAGCGTTCTTCCGGGAAGCTGGGCACGCTCCTAGTGCTGACTATACCAAGAAGCTAAACAACGCTGTAACGGCTGATCAGTCAGACCGTGCAGGGGATAAGGTGGGTTAATGGCTAGTACGAATCTTGACCCCAGCAACTTTGTAGACCAAATGAGATTGAACACTGGTGACTTTATCGAGGACGAACCATATCTAGAGGATTCTATTTATGTTTGGTTTTATGAGCAAGCCGGTAACTCTGTTTTAGACGGTTCTATTCTTGCGCTGGAAAGTATCATTAATAACATTGCTCTTAGTCCTCAACGGTGGGAGATTGGCGAAGCCTCGGAAACTGGCCCGCTTATTTCTGCACTGACTGAAAGGCTTGAGAGTCTTAAAAACCGTAAACCAACTGCTAGACCAAGTGTAGTTATTCACAGTGACCGGAAAAACTGGTGTGACTTTGATAAAGCATTTGGACAAGAAGCAAACCAATTTAGGAAGTATTACTAATGAGTGACAAACCGAGTCTATTAGAACGCCTTATGGGCAGTGCTAAGAATAAAGCAGACGATAACAAGGGTGCTCTTGAAGCTGAGATTAAATCAAAGTTGAAAGGCATTCTGTATGACGAAGAACTAGTTAACGAACTCGCCCCAGTCTTTATGAAACTGCAAGGTGTGGACGGATTTAACCAAGTCTTTGAACTGCTGGAAACGAAAGAACGCCAGATTGAAGCCATGAGTGGTGGAGACTGGTTTAAACAAGAAACAACCCCTGATAAGTCTACAGAAGAACAAACCACTGACGACAGTGCCTCTCTTGTAGATCAAATTCTCTCTAAAAAATATGAAGGTAAATAAAAATGGCTGTTATTGCAACTATCGGTAATAAAGAAGACTTCCTCGTTCAAATGAACGGTGATTACAACGTACCATTTGATCAAGTGCAACTTGCTGTTGCTGCTGTATCTGGTCAAGTTGTCGCTAACGGTGACGGTTTCGCTATCGTTGGTACTGCTGTAGAACCTACCGCTGTAAACGGTTCCGGCCAATGGCCTGTAGGTACTTGGGTTCGTCTTATGACCCGTGGCAACCCTACCACTGTTAATGCACAAGCTCTGACTGGTTATGTCGCTGCTACCCATGACGCTGATTTTGCTGCTGTCGGCATTATCGTAGTTAACAAGTAATTTTAAACTAATCTAAGAAAGGAAATATACACAATGGCAATTCTTATCAACAACGGTCAAGTAGTTGACCAAACCGCAGCTATCGAACGTATCCCATTCAAGCCGGGTCTGATCGGTGCAATGGGTCTGTACGGTACAGACGTAGTTCGTACTGACGCTGTGTCTTTTGACGTACAAGCTAACAGCCTTTACATTCTGGACGATCACCTGCGCAACGTAGCACAGAAAAACAGCACCGAAGAAAGCGGTTATGACCTGCATACTTTGGCAATCCCACACTACCCAATTGTTAAAACTATTGGCCGTGAGAAACTTGCTGGTGTTCGTGCTTTCGGTTCTGAGGCTGAACAAATTGTTGCTGGTGCTGTTGCTGCTGAACTTGAGCGTCAAGCTGACCTGCATGATACCCATGAGGAATACTTGAAAGCACAAATGACCCTTAACGGTGTTGTTGTTACTGCCCACTACGGCACTATCAGCATGGCTGCCGAGTTTGGTGTTACCCGTCCTACTCAAGCCTTCACCTCTGCTACTGCCTTGGCCTCTATTCAAGCTGCACAAGCCAAGTCTAAAGCCGGCCTGCAAACTGGTGGTCGTATCCAAGGTTATGTACTGTTTGCAAGCCCTGAGCTGTTCGCTGCAATCATTGCTAGCCCTGACGTACTGCAAGCATGGCAGTTCTCGCAAGCTGCTGGTAATCCACTGCGTAACGAACTGGGTACTGTTGCAAATGGCTACACCATGTTCCGTTATGGCAACGTAGACGTAGTTCTGTATGACGATTCTTTCGTTACCAAAACTGGCGCTGCTGTAACTGTTCTGGCTGCTAACACTGGTGTTCTGGTTCCACGTACTCGTCTGGGTACTGCAATCTACGGCCCAGCTTCTACCCTGTCTGGTTTGGGTGGTGTTGGTAGCAAGCGTTTTGCAACTTCGCACCGCGATCCTAAAGACCGTTACGTTGAAGTTGAATCTGAGCAAAGCACCCTCGTTATCAACGAGCAATACGGCGCTACTGTTCTGATTACTCTGACTGTTTAAATGTAACCCACAGGGGGAGGGGAGATTAAAAACCTCCTTTCCCCTTTTTTGTTTCTAAAATAAGAGGCTAACAATGGCTGCTGCAAAGAAAGTAAGAGAATACACGTTCCACTTAGATCAAGAAACACTATCAGAGATTGAAGTTCTAGCACCTCTTAGCATTAAACAAGAAACCTACCTTAACGATAATACCCATGACATTATTGTGTGGGGTGGCGCTATGGCGGCAGGCAAGACCCAATTAAGTTTGATTCGGCTTATGCTCGCTGGTATGTGGGATTCTAATTATGTTGCTGGTGTGGCTAGGCAATCACAGAAACAAATGAAAATGGCGGGTAGCTTGTGGGACACAGGATTAAAACTGTTTGCACCCTATGGTATTACCTCTAACAAGATAGAAACAAGCTGGTCATTCCCTAGTGGTGCAATCGTCAAGTGTCACCACTTATACAATAACGTGGAAGACTGGCATGGTACACAATGTACAGAATTCTTAGTTGACGAATCACAACAGTGTAAAGAAGAAGACGTATGGTTTCTAACTTCACGCTTGCGTTCAAAGAGTAAACAGAAACACCAACTACGTTTAACTTGTAACCCCCTCAATACCTCCTTTCTTTGTGATTGGTTGGTGAAGGCTGGTTATGTTGGTGAAGACGGTTATGCAATCAAAGAAATGGACGGTGTAACCACTTACATGATTCAACTTGGTGGTGAGTTCCGTTGGTACAAGACTTACAAAGAAATGGAAAAAGAAGTTGGTAGGGAAACGGCTGTAATGGCACAGAAGTTTTGCTACTACAACGCAAACGTATACGATAACCCATATGTGCGTAAGAATCTGCCTGCATACGTCCACAAACTTGAAAACCAAAAGCCTATCGAGCGTGCCCGTAACTTGCTGGGGAACTGGTTTATAAAAAGTGAGGGTGACGGCTATATAGATTCTGACTGGTTCAAGCATTTAGCATGGGCTGACATTCCTAAAGGTTTACCAACTGTTCGCAGTTATGACCTTGCTTCTACTAAGCCTCATGCTGGGAACAAAGATCCCGACTGGACACGGGGCGTTAAAGGTTGTTATGACAAGGCAACAGGTAACTTTTATATTCTTGACATGGTATCGCTTCGTGACAGTCCTGCAATGGTATCTGCACTAATCGAGACTACAGCGGTAATAGACGGTAGAGATTGCTATATATCCATTCCTGTTGACGCTGGTGCGTCTGGTAGGGTGGTAGCAGACCAGAAGAAAGCCCGATTGGCTGCACTAGGTCATAAGGCGGTGCTTGATTCGACACGGAAAGGTAAGTTGGCACGAGCTGAAAACTTTCTAATTGCACTACAAGAAGGAAAAGTGTTTGTAGCACCTAACGTATTTACAAAAGATCACTATGCAGAAATGGAAGCATTTGACGGGCTTAAATGTTCTGGAATGCACGACGATATCACGGACGCAGTAGCCTCTTGTTTTAATATGTGTACGGGTGGTTCACTTATCCCAACAATCCGATTGAACGTAAACAGTTCACAATATAAACGCTTAGGAGGTAGTACGCTACTATGAGCATAGCCGCATTTTACAGAAACTGGGTTCCCTTTGTAACTCGGTATGGGTACTACTCTGGTGGAGACTTCATTAGTGTAATCACACAACCATACTTCATTAAGGGTAACATTCAACCATTCAAACAAGGAACAATGTTTACACTCGATCAGTTCGCCACAAGTTACAAGAACTATCGAACTCTCTACTTACGCAATGCACCAGACTTTCCAGACCTTCCACCAGAAGCAACACAAGTAGAAACCTTTGCCTACATTGAAGGGAATACACAAGTTGGTTCTGCTGCTGGCTGGTATACAGTGATTGCAAGTAAGGACTACACACAAGCTGGACGGGCACCTAAGCACTATCAGTATGACTGTTTGTTTGTTCCTACCACACCGGGAGAAACACCAATACCGCCACCTGTGCCTATGCCTGATCTTGTAGACGCATTTGAAGCTGTAATTAGAGAGCTTCACGAACTAACCCCAATCGTAATAGAGGAATTAACTTAATGGCTACTAATGCTGACTTTGACGCGCTGATTGTGCGTATTACCACTGCAACAAATACACTGGAACAAGACGTAGCAACTATTTCAGAAGGTACTACTAACGTAGCTGAATCTGTAGCTGCTGCACAACTGGCTGAGGCTAACGCTGAGGCTGCTGCTGTTAACGCTGCTGGACAAGTAACCCTTGCACAAGATCAAGTAGCTTTGGCCTCTACACAAGCTGGGAATGCTGCTACCTCTGCTTCTCAAGCTCAAGCCCTTGTAACTGAACTTGAAAACGCTGTAATCATTCAAGAAGCCCCAGAAGACAGTCAAACTTATGGTCGTAATAACGGGGATTGGGTTGTTGTAACAGGCGGTGGGGGTGGTGGTGCAGTTGATAGCGTAAATGGTCAAACTGGTGTTGTTGTCCTGTCTGCTGCTGACGTAGGAGCTAAACCTAGTTCGTATGTTCCAGCATGGTCAGAAGTAACAGACAAACCAACTACCTTTGCTCCTATTATTGGTACTGCTGCTAACCAAGCTCTTGCTGGTAACACTGTAATACCAACTAACACTAACCAACTTACTAACGGTGCTGGGTTTGTAACTGCTGCAACTGCCCCTGTACGTTCTGTTGCTGGTAAGACTGGTGTTGTAACTTTAGAAGGTGCTGATATTGCAAGTGGTCAAGTACCTGTTGCACGTTTGGGTACTGGTACGCCTTCTGCTACTACTGTGCTGCTTGGTAATGGTACTTGGGGTAGTGCTCCCGCTTCTACTGCTGGTTATCCAATTCCTAGCGTTGGTTATAATCCCGGTAGTGGTGCTGTTAACATTACAGCTTGGCCTGTTGCTAACCCTAATGAAGCTGCACAACTTAGCCGCTTTGGTCAATATGTTGAGGGTGATTATGTAGAAGGTGCGGCACTTTTCAACACACAGAGCGGTGTTAACGCTTTACCCATTGGTAACTACTGGTTCCCTGCTGGTGCGTTTTCTGGTACTCCTTTTTCTGCACTTGCTGGTAACGTAGAAGTTAAGAAACTGAATGCTACTACTCAAACCGCTGTTGTAACTACCTTTACCACTCCAGTAAATGAGTATGTTTGGACTATCACAGGTAGCACTGTTACTTGGCGTCCTATTTCTAGTTCTGGTGTTGGACACCCCACTATTGCCTTCCGATACAAAGGGGTTTCTGTTACTAACTGGCCTAACTTGAATCCAATGGAAGCAATATGGATTGGTGATTGTGCTAACGCTGCTGGTACTGCAACTGGTAGTGGATTGTTTGCTTCTGGTTCTACACTTATGGGTATTCCTGCTGGTCGTTACTGCTTCCGTAGTGCTGACTTTGCTTCTGGTGCATTGGCTGGTGGTATTGGTTTTATCACTGTAGACAGAGGTGAGATTGCAGCGGGTAACTTCCAGAACCGTGCAACTGCATACATTCAAGGTACTACTACTGCTGGTCAAATGTATGTGTTTAAAACTTCAGACGGTACTTGGTTGCCAGTATAAGGAGATACTAACATGGGACTTGAAGGAGTTATATTTCTTGTCGGTGTAATACTAGTGGGTATGTGTGCTTTCATAGGCTGGCTAGTTAGGGACAGATTCAAGAAGTTAGAAGAAGTTGATACACGACTAACTAAGGTGGAAACAAAGCTTGACGTTCTGGGGGATATTTATAACACCCT